CAAAACAAAAGGCAGTCCTTGCTAAATACATACAGGACTATAAGGAAAAACATCCTTGCGCTGATTGTAAGATTAATTATCCCTATTATGTCATGGACTTTGACCATGTAAGGGGAGTTAAGCATAAAAATGTCGCAGAATTAATTCCAACCTTGTCCAAAAAGAAAATTGATGATGAAATTAAAAAATGCGAAGTAGTTTGCTCTAATTGTCATCGAATTAGAACACATTTACGAAAGACAGCTAAAAGGGAGAAAAGATGATCAATTGTTCATACTGTGATAGATATGCATATACCTCTAAATTGGATTCTAAGGGGTCTAGGACATTCTTCTGTGTAGATCATGTAGATCTTATGTCAGAACATAGCTGAAAAGGGCTTAAATCAATTTCTCTTCTCTTCCGCCGCCGAATCACTTTTTCGGGCGCACTTTCACTATAGTTGACTAGATTTATTATTTAATATATACTTTATACAACAATACCTCCCACGGGAATTGCCTAATAGGGATACCGCACCAGGGAGGTTTTTTCTTAGCAGAGTAGAGCAGTTCGGTTAGCTCGACGGCCTCATAAGCCGTAGGTCATGGGTTCGAATCCCATCTCTGCCACTAGTAATTTTTTGGACCATAGCTCAGTCGGCAGAGCGGGAAGCTGTTAACTTCTAGGTCCCAGGTTCGAGCCCTGGTGGTCCAGCCAAGCGAATGTTGCATAATGGTAGTGCCTCTGCCTTCCAAGCAGATAGTGTGAGTTCGATTCTCATCATTCGCTCCAGTCCTTGTAGCCCAGCGGTAGAGGCGGTAGACTTAAAATCTATACAGCGTTGGTTCGAATCCAACCAGGGACACAATAAAAAAGGGACCCATAAAGGGTCCCAATTCTATTTAATAGACTATCCCACTTGATTAACAGTTAAGATAACTGATGGAACTGCAGGATGTAATGTGGCCCCAGATCCAACTGATGCTTCATATTCAATAAGAGTTCTTGCATCGTCTGATGACCACATAATTTGATAGTAATCATTTGCTGCAGCATCTACAAAGAAATTCCATGCAGCAACTGCATACGGATTATTTGCAGCAATTGAAACTTTTGTATTTGAATTTGCAATTGCTGTTCCATTTTTAGCAAGCCAAATGTTTATTGTTCCAGAACCTTGAGGTTGACGGAATTGTGCAGAGAAAGCAATATTATACTTTCCAGCACTAGTAAATTTAATATGTGATCCAGATTCAAGAGCAATTCCAGTCTGCCAGTCTGTATCTGTCAAAGTCATTGCCTGAATAGAATTTGCAGTCCCCGTCTGATCTACTGTGCTCCAATATGAAGCAGATGATCCATGTCTACCAGTTTGAACATAATCCCAAACATATTGCCAGTCAGCAATTCTTGTGCTTCCATTTTGTGTTGGTGCTCCAATATAAGCATAATCGCTTCCTGGATATAGGATAACATCATTATCTGCTTCTAGTTTTAAATTTGTTCCATCAGAGTAGATCTTTTCTGATAAGTTATTTCCAAAAATAAATCCACCTTTAGTAGCATCTTCTACACCTTGAACTGATATGTTATTTGCTGAATTAACATCTCCAAGCCAAGCATCATCACCAACTTTAATATTGGTTCCCGCCCCATTATTTGTTACATAAAGCTTATCGTATGTGTCTGTGGCACTTGCATTTCCTGCAGGGCCTTGAGGACCAGCTGGTCCAGGAATACTAGATGTAAATGGCATGTTATCTCTCCAAGATTAGAACAGCACATGTGCCAGTTCCAACTGCGTAAATTTTATCATAAGCTCCCAAATCACCACTCCAGATTTGTCCAGCTACCAATTTTACTCCAAATGATGAAGATGAAACATTTGGGCCACCAATATAAAGTGTTGCTGAACCATCAGTATTCTGAACTGAAACAGTATTTGGTGTATTGATTGCATCATCAATTGTCAACTCAGTTGGAGTTGATGTTAATGTAAGATTTCTTGTTCTAAGCATTTTTTACCTCCCAGGTTTTGCATGTATATAATTATAGCAAAGCAAAATCCCCAATCGGAGGCGGATCCAATTGGGGATGCTAGTTCTTACGAACTAAAGTATTGGGAGCATTGTGGGATGCTACAACCAATACAATACTTAGTATAAAATAACTATCTTTTTAAGTCAACTACTTTTATTCAGAATCTTGCGGAGTAAATGATGGTGAAGGTCCTAGTAGGAATCCTTGATTATGATATTCAACCATCTTTGCTGTTTTTTCTTCTCCCGCTAAATTAGTAGCGATAAGGGTAAGGATATCATATATGCGATGAAGCATAATATAATTAACCATAGGAAGATTGTCTTCCAGGTTCTGTGCCTCTTCATTTAATTGCTCGTCCATTCTTTCTCCCTGTAATCTATTTGTCCATCTCTGAGTGTTTCCTCATAATATGATTGTTCTGATTCTCTACACATGCTTTTTTACCTCCGCCTCAATTTCTGAGTAGAAGCTATAGCCTATAAATCTTTTGTATTCGCAAGTATTGCAGTATAAAAATATTTCGTCATTTAAATTCTGGTTAGGAAGAAGAAGGCCCTGATCCATTGGACATTCAAGTCTAGGAACAAGGCCCTCTTCTGCTAGAGCTAAATATTTAGATACGTATTGTATCTTTCTCAACTCATTCTCCTACTGTTTAGTAGCGGTAGTATATTTCAAATAATATACTTGAGCGGGTTTATTAAGACCCTTCCACGATGACCAATCTTTGCCGCCATCAGTCATATAATACGTTATCTCTGCGTTGATTACTGGATCAAATAAAAGAACATTTGATCGCAGGTTGAACTTTTCTTTACGAATAACACCAAGGTTTCCCAACATGTTAATCTGAAAAATTCCGTAGGAACTGTCTCCAGTTTTCCTGTTGCCATTATATGCCATTGGTCGTCCTTGAGACTCCCTCTTAGCAATGGCCCAAGCCGTTCTAAGGGCTTTTCCTTCAAAACCTACTGCTTGCAGTAATTGTTTTAACTGCTTGTCCGTAAGCTTTTGTGAAGGCTTATAAACAGTATTGCTGAACTTATCCAGCGTTTCTTTTTTCAGTTGTATTTCTGTCTTTGGTTCTACTTTCAAAGCCTGAGCGGGAACCACAGTATTGTTTGTAAACAAGAATAATGTTATCATTACTATTGCAGTCGAACTGTGAACGAAATCGCTCAGTTTTTGTTTTATATTCTCCATTGGCATTTCCTCCTTTAGAGATAACGAACTATAATCTTAACATTACTTGACAGTAGCTGTCAAGCTAGTCAACCAAGAAAAATAAATGAAAATATCCATATCAACACCTATAATTAACTTAAGGAACAAGAATGGATATGGTTATGCCACAAAATATATTGTTGATTCATTAAAAGATTTAGGACATGCGACTCCTTTTCAAGATCCAAAAGCTCCAGTTCAATTAAATTTTTCTCAACCTGAACATTTCAAGCTGCATAGAAATCAGTATCAAATTAGTTATACTCCATGGGAATCTACAGAATTACCTAAAGACTGGATTCCATTTATGAAAGCATGTGATGAGATATGGACAACATCTGACTGGTGTGCAAATATATTTGAAGATGCGGGATTAAAAGATATTAAAGTATTCCCTCATGGAATTGATCCTATGTGGAAACCAAGAAGAAGACAATATGACGGTGTAATTAAGTTCTTACATATTGGAGAACCCGCCCCAAGAAAGGGCGGACAGATGGTAGTAGATGCATTTGCACATTTGTTTGGAGATAATCCTAATTACTCTTTAACAATTAAAGCATACAATCATAATACAACTCGTATATTTAATAATTATATAGATAAGAATATAGTTGGTTTACCACAAGATATATATAATAATATTAAAGTTAATACTAAAGTTTTAAACGACGAAGAACTTTTGCAATTACATTATGATCATGATGTTTTAATTTATCCAAGTTATGGTGAAGGTTTTGGTTTTATTCCGCTTCAAGCTTTAGCAACAGGGATGCCAGTTATTTGCACATCTTCTTGGGCACATTATAAAAACTATTTAGGTCCATTAGCATTAAAATCAAATCTTATTGATTCTCCATGGCAACATCCACATTTAGGAAAAGTTTTTGAGCCAGACTATAAACATATGGTTGAGCTTATGAGAGATGTTGCATTTAATTTTAAAGCATATTCAGGATATTATTTTGCTCAGTCGACTAAGATTGTTAATGAATATAATTGGTTGCAGTTGACCAATAATGCATTTGATCCAATCTTTAAAAAGTTTTCTTAAC